GGTCATCAAGCTCCTGCTCTCCAAATGGGGTATCTTATCTGTTGATATGCAGAGGGCTATCCAGGATGACCAAAAGACATTTGACGAGGAGGGAGAGGCAACATACGGAGATAACCAGCCGGACGCAATCGAGGCGGAGAATGTGTTTGAGCTGCCGGGGCCGGATAATGGACAGCAGAAGGATGAACAGCCGGAGAGCGCGGAAGGCATGGCAGAAACCGGGACGGATGCAGCAGATGAAGGAGGATATGTAGACCCGGACGAAGTGGATGCTTTCATGGAAAGCATGGGTTTAGAGGAGTTACCGTTTAAGTAAGGAGGGAAAGACATTGGAATTATCGGCAAATAATTATTACAGTGCGGAAGCGAACCAGGAATATATGAGCGTGTCGCAGTACAAGGATTTTGCTGGGACATACGGAAAGCTGGGATGCGAATACGGAGCGATGGAAAAACTGGCCGGACGCTGGGAGGAAAAGAAAACAACTGCCCTTCTGGTGGGGAGCTATGTGGATTCTTATTTTGAGGGGAGCCTGGACAAATTCAAGGCGGAGAATCCGGAGATTTTCAAAAAGACCGGGGACAAAGGTCTGAAAGCAGAATATCTGAAAGCAGATGACATCATCCGGAGGATAGAGCGCGATCAGTTCTTTATGATGTGCCTCTCTGGAGAAAAGCAGGTAGTTATGACCGGTGAGCTGTTTGGAGCAAAATGGAAGATAAAAATAGATTCCTACATCGCGGATAAGGTCATTGTTGACTTGAAGGTCATGTCATCTATCACGAAGCATGAGTATGTGCGTGATGTAGGGTACCTGGACTTTATCCGGTATTGGGGATATGACATCCAGGGAGCAATCTACCAGGAGATTGTCCGCCAGAATACCGGAAAGCGCCTGCCCTTCTACATAGCGGCGGCAAGCAAGGAAGAGGAAACCAACATCGAGGTCATTCATGTGACGGACAATTTCCTCAAAGATGCTATGTCAATGGTGGAGGCGGCTATGCCCAGGATTCTCCAGGTGAAGAGCGGAGAGGTAAAGCCAGACCGATGTGAGAATTGCGATTGCTGCAGGAGTACGAAGGTTTTACGGAATCCGATCACGATTTTAGACCTGGTAAAGGATATTTGAAACCGAGAACGGCAGATTGGCGGTGATGCAAGTATGGCATGGATAAGCGTCCACGAACAGGTAATAGGGGGTAAACTCAGAAACCTGGCAAAAGAAATCGGATGCTCCCAAAATGAAGCGTTGGGTCTGCTCATACGCCTATGGCTCTGGGGGATTAACAATGCCAATAAGGAAGGATTCATTGTCGGGGCTGATAAAGCAGATGTGGCGGATGTTCTGAATATTGGCATTGATAAGAGATATGACCCAGAGATAGTTGTAGAGGCGATGATAAATACTGGATGGATAGATATTGCAAATGGTTTATATATCCATGATTGGGAAGAATGGCAGGAACAATGGTATAAAGCAATCGGATTGAGGGAGAGGGACGCTGCCAGAAAGCGTGAGGAGAGGAAACGGTCAAGGCTCCAGAACGATGCAGGCAGGAGAACGGATTCCATCTCCCAGGAACCGGAACCGGAACCGGCGGCAGCTCCATCACCGGAAACCGAGGATTCCTCTACACCGGAACCGGAAAAACCGAAAAAGACGGCAGCGGAAGAACGTACTCCTGCATTTGAGGAGTTCTGGAAGGTATACCCACGCAAGGAAGGAAAAGGCGAGGCATACAAGAAGTACAAGGCGCGGCTCAAAGATGGGTACAGCGAAGCGGAGCTTCTGGAGGCGGCTACGAATTATGCCAGCCGGTGCGCGAGGGAACGGACGGAAAAGAAATATATCAAGATGGCTAAGACCTTCCTGAGTGATACCCTGCCGTTTGTGGACTACATTAAAAAGCAATCGCAAAGTGAAGCAAAACAAGAGCAGGCGGATGGAGTGAATCCATTCGGGCAATTCCTTAGAAGTTAGGAGGCGGATAACGTGGAGGGATTGGAAGGGATCGCCGCCGGAGTATTCATGGAGACGGCGGAGAAAGCAGGCGAGGCGGAAAGCGGCGCCGGTGATTATACCGGCGGTGATGGTCTCCTGCATTGTGGCAAGTGCCACAAGCCGAAGGAGAAGATACTGGAGTTCCCTGGCTCCCTGGATAGAAATGGAACCGGGCGCAGGATGAAGGTACGCTGCATGTGCGAATGCGAGACAGCGGCCAGGGACAAGATGCTCCGGCAGGAAAAGGAAAGGGAAGAGCTGCAGCAGCTCCAGAGGCTCCGGGATTCCAGCCTTATTGAAAGCAGGCTCCGGGAGGCAAGGTTATCCTCTTTCGTCAAGACCAGGGACAATCAGAATCTTTACAAGATGGCGCAGCGGTATGTGGAAAAGTTCGAGGACATGTACAAAAAGAGCCAGGGGATTCTCTTCTGGGGGACGGTGGGAACCGGAAAGAGCTTTACCGCCGCCTGCATCGCGAATGAACTGTTAGACCGGAGGATTCCGGTCATAATGACCTCTTTCGTGAAGATTCTCCAAAACATCCAGGGCGGCAGCGTGGACGAGGCGCAGTACATAGCACAGCTGAACCGGGCAAAGTTACTGATTATTGATGACCTGGGGACAGAGCGCAACACGGACTATGCCCTGGAGAAGGTCTACAACGTGATAGACAGCCGGTATCTATCCGGAAAGCCTCTGATTCTCACAACGAATCTGACGCTCACGGAGATGCAGGAGGCGCAGGACACCAGGTTCAAGAGGATATATGACCGGATCTTTGAAATGTGCTATCCCTTCCGGGTGTATGGAGATTCCTGGAGGATGGGGCAGGCGGCGCAGAGGTTTGAAGATATGAGGAGCATACTGGAGGGATGATATGGCGGATGTGATGGAATTGAAGATTTATAACCAGGATGACCGGCTTTCGGTGGCGGCGATTCTGATTAAGAATGGCTATACGGTGAGCCAGGGGAAACGGCAGCGGAGTCCTACCGGGAAAACGCTGGATTATATCCTCAAAGTATCAGAGGATAAAGACAATGCTGATACATCGAAGTAGGAGGTACTGATTTGGACAAAGTGAAATTTACAGTCCTGGGAGAGCCGAAGGGGAAAGGCAGGCCACGCTTCAGCACACAGACCGGAAGAGCGTTCACACCGAAGCAGACGGTCAACTATGAGACGCTGGTACATACGGAGTACATGGTACAGTGCAAGGGGTTCCGGTTCCCGGATGAAGCGATGCTGGACATGAGGATTCTGGCATACTACTCCATACCGAAAAGCGGAAGTAAGGCTGAGAAGGCTAAAAAGCTGGCAAACATCATCCGCCCGACTAAAAAACCGGATATGGATAATGTGGTGAAGATGGTGGCGGATGCGCTCAACCAGGTAGCATACAAGGATGATACGCAGATTGTAGACTGCCAGGTCCGGAAATTCTATTCTGAACAGCCCCGGATTGAGGTTATCATCCAGGAAGTCAAGAAAGGAAATGTGGAGGAATGACGGCAACTAAGGTAGTGCTGATTATCCTGGTGGTGGTGTTCGGCATCGGGGTAGTGGCAGAAAAGAATGAAAAGGTGGCATACCGGCTACTCGCTGGTTTGGCAATATGTATCGCAGGGCTTGTGGCTTTGCAAATATTCAGTTAAGGAGGATGACACATGGCACAGAATGAAATCCCGATGGTGGAGGGAGAAGTTGTAGCAGAAGGAACGGAGGGGGCGGTGCTGGCTCCGGTCAAGGCGGAGATGGAGTTCCGGCTGATAAATCCCACGGAGGGCGGATTCTTAAAACGTATCGAATGGAACCGCGCCGAGCTGGAGGCGGCAGTCAAGGCAAAGGTGGCACAGTACGAGGGCGTCACATACACAGATGATACCATCCAGGCAGCAAAGGCAGACCGCGCCGAGCTGAATAAGCTGAAAGCAGCTATCGAGGACCGGCGGAAGATTGTGAAAAAGGTAATCAATGAGCCGTACACGGTATTTGAGAAGGAGCTGAAAGGCATCCTGGCACTCATTGATACGCCGGTCGGCATCATCGACACCCAGATCAAGGACTACGAGAACCAGAAGAAGGAGGAGAAAAAGGAGCAAATCCGGGAGGCGTATTCTGCAGCAATCGGAGAACTGGAGAAGGTCATCACGTTTGAGAGGCTGTTCGACCCCAGGTACCTCAATGCCACATACTCCCTGCCAAAAGCCATAGCGGACATCCAGGGCAAGATTGAGAAGGTCAAGACAGACCTCCAGACCATTGATGAAATGTGTTCTGACTATAAGACCAACGCCCAGGACATTTATCTGAAAACCCTGGACTTGTCTAAGGCGATGGCAGAGGAAAAGCGCCTGCACGATCTGAAAGAGAAGATGGAGGCGGATAAGAGGGCCAGGGAGGAGGCAGAGCGCCGGAGGATTGAGCAGGAGGAGGCCAGACGCCAGGAGCTTGCTAGGAGGCAGGCAGAGGAGGCGAAGCGCCGGGAGGCAGAGAGGCAGGCCGCACAGGAGAGAGCAGCAGCCCAGGTACCCCAGGCGGAACCGGAGTCTGATAACGGAAATACCCAGGCTGTGAACGTTTTTGGCACTTATGATAACGGAAACGGCCAGAATGTTCCGGAAAATGCCCTAAATAATACGGGAAATACCAAAAGCGTTCCGGAAAGCGCCCCGGATGCTCCGGCAAAGAGATACCGCGCTACCTTCTGGTGCGAGGGTACCCTGGAGGAGATAAAAGCCCTGGGGGCATACATGAGGGAACACAATATCAAGTACGGAAAGGCGGGAAAGTAGATGGAAAGAGGTTTTGACGAGAAGCTGACGCTGGACAGCGAAACATTCAGCGGAATGAGCCGGGATTACAATTTTGTACTCCAGAGGCTTTTGGAGACAATGAGGGATAGGGACTGTGACGAAGGTTCCATCACTCTGAATCTGAAAATCTCTCTCAAATCAGAGTATATCCCGAACTATGACCCGAACGTCCAGGGAGAGAGCCGGGAGGTCAAGAAGCCGAAGTTCGAGCATAAGATTTCATCCTCTGTGAAAATCACGGACGAGAAGAAAGGCACCCTGGACACGGAGATGGAGCTTGTCATGGATGATGATACCGGCATGTATGTACTCCGGCCCATCGTGAACACACAGCAGAGAAGTTTCTTTGATGATGACATGAGAGGGCAGTTCTCCGGATCAGATGAACCGGGTGCAGAGGCAGAGGGGGACGGCGGAGCGCCTGCCCTTCCTGGGAGGAAAGTCCTGGGACTTCCGGGGCCGGATGTGATAGATGGGGATTTTAAGGAAGTGGCCGCAGAAGGCCCGGAAATCCCGGATTCGGGCGGTTCCGGAGAGAATGATATTTCTTCCGTGGACGGTGAAGAAAACGCTCCATTGGACGCTACCGACGCCCTATTCGAGGATGAAGAGGGCATGGAGGACGGCGAGGGACATATTCCGTTCAGTGATGATGACGGAGATGATTATGAAGATGATGGATACGGCTATGAGGAGCCGGAGGAGGACTAAGCATGGATAATGATAAAAGGGTTGATGAATGGCTGGAGAATCACGACGGTGACGATTACTGTCTTTACTGCAAGTGCAGCGCGGAATGTGACGGTAGAGGGGTAAGAGGCGGCCCGGATGGTCCTATCTATCCCCCGTGTTGCGATTCAGATTACAAGGAGGATCTGCTGGATGAAGATGCTCTCCTGGAGGATCTGAAAGAGGAGGAGGGTTAGAATCATGCCGGGAGCACTGGAAATTGATAAGGCGGCACATAAACTTATGAATTTTATTCCGGTCAAGCAAGTGGAAAAAGATGGTTACAGTGTGTTTTATCACGAGGAGCGGCTGTATTCTGTAAGGCACATCAAAAGCGGCATAATATCTCTGGTATATGCTGCAAGCCCACATGAAGCAGTTGAAATCATAGAAGCAGGCAAAAATTGAGATAGGAGGATTGAATCATGGGATTGAGAAGTTTGGCCAGAACAGTAGCAGCAAACAAGAGCTATCGGCAGAGCGGTACTACGGACATGTTCGATTATTTCTTCACTAAGGTGTGGAGGGAGAAAGGGCATCCGGCATCCGGAGCGGACCGGCCTACCAAAAAGCGGAGACGCGGCAGAAAGTAGATCAGTGGGCAGCGCGGTTTCTTCCGGGAGCTGCGCTGCATGAAAGGAGAAAAGATGGATAAGAGCAGGAACAAAGGCCAGGACACAAGGAACATTCCGGACGGACCGGCAGACGGCATCAGCCTGGATGTGCAGAGTACACATACGAGGTTCCGGGGGAAAGGCAATCAGCGGAGGATGGCAAAGCAGATGGTTGTCCCCGGGAACATCAAGGCCAGCGTGGAGCTGGGGGTTGTGTCCATATCGGACCGGGTGCATGACATCATGCTTACCGTGAGGATTGAGGATATGTCTGCGGTGATGGCCGGTGCATACGAGATGGCGAGAAGGGCAGAGGCGGAAGGGAGTGCGGACGGTGAAAAAGAGGACCAGGTACATAAAGGTCTACGAGAGGATTCTCCTGGAGGAGAAGAAACTCCTGGAGGAGCTTGCGAAAATACCGGTGGACGGCAGGAGGACGGCTCCGGTCAATGCCAGGAAAGCATTTAAGCTCATATCGGATATGTGCTACCAGCTGGCCCAGGAGTGCAACGTACTGGTGAGCTATCCACAGAAAGCAATCGCAGGGAAGAAAGTTGACCTGGGGGGGATGCTCATATTGCTGCCAAACTGTAAGCTGGTGACGATTGAAGAGCTGAAAGAGATTGAGGATAGGAGGTACTGATATGCCAAGAGGGAATTTTGGAAGGTGTGCCGGATGCGGCGCACAGATCATCTGGATAAAGACAAAGGCCGGGAAGAACATGCCGTGCAATACGTTGCTGGTGGACTACAAGGCGGATGGAGGCAAGGATAAAATCGTTCTCCAGACCGGGGAAGTGGTCTCCGGTACCATCGTTTCATCCCAGGATGACCCGGACGGTTCCGGTTATACGTCACATTTTGCCACCTGCAGCAACGCGAAGAATTTCAGACGCAGGAAGTAGGGCAAAGAAAAAGGCCATACCGCATGTAGCAGTACCGCCCATTCCTCTATAACACCGACTACCCCTATTATAGTGGGTTATCAGAGGAATGTCAAGGAGGTAAATGCACATGGGTAAATCACAAGGCAGGCCGGTACGATATGAGTTCACCGAGGAGAATATAAATGTCATAGCGGCGATTGCTGCCGAAAAAGGGATTGAAGCGTACAAAGAGGAGCATAGGAAAGAGGAGGCGGAGCGCCAGAGCAGGGTACAGAACAATGCCAAAGCCCTGCTGATAAACTACCGGCGGTTCAAGGACTACATAGAGAATGCGGAGTATGACATGGACACGACCTCCGATGATTCTCTGAAAGATATGCTGTCACTGATGCAGGGGTATTTCAAGGACAGCGACCTTAAAGTATTGAGCATAGAGAAGGGCAAGGCCAAGACAAAGATGATTATGAGCCATGTGGACACTATGCTGGATGTATATAAAAAACAATGCGAAATAGCGGCAGACCCAGAGGAAATGAGAAGATATAGGGTAATCAAGGGGCTTTACCTGGATGCGGAGCCTAAGACTGCGGCGGATATAGCGGAGGAGGAACATATCACGGAGAGAACCGTGTTCCGGGACGTGAAAGCTGCCTGCAAGCGTCTGGCGATACTGTTTTTCGGGATCTATGGATTCCGGTATTAGCGGTGTCAAAAATGTGTCATTGATATTTCAGTAGCCAGGTCTTAATATGGTATCAGCCGAAAAACCCCAATGTCATGCTCATTTTGTGAGAGTAACCATGTGTTTTCCCTCCAGACCAGGGCGGAGCAATCCGTCCCGGCATCGGAAAAACGGTTAGAGGCAGAGTTTCATACTCGATGGAAAGCAGCCGCCGCCTGGCTGCTTTTCGTTTGCCGAAAGACCGGCAGGCGGCATAAAACCTGGGGTTTTCATTGATATGCGCCCTGGGATATGGTATAATTAAAGGGTAATAGGGGCATAAAAAACAGAGCCTTGCACCCTGGAAAAGTCAAAAGCTCTGTCCCCATCCGAAAGAAGGATGTAGGTTCATTGTAGCATCCCTTCCGGATAAAAGCAACCATAATCTCAAAGAAAGAAGGAAAAGAGCATGAACAACAACACAATGAATCAGACGGCAGAAAAGAGCGGCATCACCGGAGGGCGTAGGATATGCCTGCTGGATTTGAATTACACCCTGGTATCAAACCAGATGGACACACGGATGCTCCGGCCGTTCTCTAAGAGGATGGAGGGCGAGGAGTACCGGATGGACTTGATAGACGCGATCAGAGGCGATTATGTCATCATCGTCACGGCCAGGCCGGACTACCAGAGGGTACAGACGATGCAGAACGTCCTCAAAAAGACCGGATGGGAGCCGGTGGAGGTATATTTCAATGACATCAATGCGGAGCCGCATGTGTTCAAGGAATCCGCGCTCAAAAGGTTCATCTTCCCTAAGTACGGTACGGACGGCGCACAGTTCTATGCGGTGGAGAGCAATCCTAAGACCAGGGCGATGTATAAGAAATACGGCATCCATGCAGAGCCGTATTCAGAGTTCATAAAGAAGGTAGGGGCGGACGGAAAGGTTGCACCGGCGGAGCCGGAGATGCAGCAGCTCTCCCTATTTGACTAAGGCGTCATAACTGCATACAGATTATTAGGCGGCATGTTCCTTCCTGGGATGTGCCGCTTTTTAATGCAAATAACGAAGAAAGGAAGGGAAACGGATGGAGACACAGACAATGAGGGTGGCGGAGATTGTACCGGCGGCGTACAATCCCAGGGTAACACTGACGGAAAAGGATTTTGAGTACCAGGCACTAAAGGCAAGCATTGACGAGTTCGGGCTGGTGGTTCCTCTGATTGTGAACCGGCAGACCGGGAACCTGGTGAGTGGACACCAGAGGCTCAATGTCATGCTGGCAAAAGGCGTGGAGGAGACGGAGGTTGTCATCGTGGACATGGAGCCGAAAAAGGAAATGGCTCTCTGCATCGCCATGAACAAGATAACCGGCGAGTGGGACTATGGAAAGCTGGCAGACATCATGGAGGAGCTGCGGGATGCGGAAGGGATTGACACAACGACCACCGGATTCTCCGATCACGACATCGCGGAGCTTCTGGGGGAGCTGGATGCAGCGGCAGAGGACATCCCGGACGTGGAGGGCGTGGCGAAGAAGGACGATGATACGGAGGGAATCCCCTGCATCGTGGGCGAATATAAATTCCGGATTCCGGATGGGCCGTACAAGGATATGATGGCAGACATCCGGGAGAAGGTCGGGTTCTCTAAGGAGATGGTAGAGGGAGAAATGAAAAGGAGGCTGATGGGATGAAGATAGAAACTCTGAATATAGCAGACATCCGGGCAAGCTCTTTCAATCCGCGCATCACACTGGAGAAGGGTTCCAGGGAGTATGAGGCGATAGCGGCCAGCATAAGGGAATTTGGGTTCGTGGAGCCGCTGGTGGTGAACAGCCATAACATGTGCTGCCTGGGAGGGCATCAGCGCTTATCCGTGCTGAAGGATATGGGCGTGGAGTCCGTGGAATGCGTGATGGTGGAGGAGCCGGACCAGGCCAGGGAGAAGGCTTTATGCGTTGCCCTTAATAGGATAAAGGGCGAATGGGATATGGATATGCTGGCGGCCCTGCTCCAGGACGAGGCCGTTTTCTCTCTTCCTACCGGTTTTGAGGAGGGCGAGGTAGACCTGGAGCGGATGCTGGAGGATGTGGAGCCGCCCGAACTTTCGGAGGAGGAACCGGAGGAGGCGGAGGAGCCTGCCGGTCCGGAGGGTACCACAGTAGTAAAGATTGGCAATTTCAAGTTCAAGATCACCATATCGGAGTACCAGGGTATGTTAAATACCATCCGAGACGCCGGTATTTTCGATTCTAAGGCGATTTCTGATGAAATTAAGAGGAGGATACTTAATGGTTAAATTAGTCCCTATTGGCGACGTGAGGGCGTCAGAATACAATCCAAGAAAGAATGATGAAAAGCGCCTGGCACTCACAGAAATGTCTCTGCGAAAGCTGGGCTTTTTGCTGCCTATCTATGCGGATAAGGACGGCGAGATATTATCCGGGCATCAGCGCCATCTGGTGGCGGAGCGCATGGGCTTTGACAAGATACCGGTCCAGTATGTAGACCAGGAGGATTTGAACAGCAGAAAGGCATTGAACGTACTGTTCAACCGGGCAACAAATGACCTCCAGAAGCAGGACACATGTACGAAGATTAAGAAGCGCCTCTACAACATGGACATAGACAGCATGTGCGCCGGACTTCCGGACATCGAGCCTGGGAGTGAGGCATCCTATCCGTGCGTGTACGCTTGCAGGAGGATTGATACCGTGCAGCTGGCTAAGAAGAACCACCGTGATTTCGATTCCCACATGAAAGCCCTGGCAAAGGCGCTGGAGAAAAAGACCGGGAGCCTTATGCCGGTAGTCATCGGTCCGGACATGGATGTGGTGAACGGGATTGGCAGGCTCCAGGTGGCGGCGGAGGCCGGAAAGAAGTTCATCCAGTGCGTGGAAGTGACGGAGGCTCAGAGGGAGTTCGCGTCTGCGATGCTGAACCTACTGTCTATGGACTTCTCTATGGAATCCGAATACGCGGATGTACTCCGGTATAATTCCTTTATGAGGGAGCGCAACACCAGGGAGACGGATGCAGAGGGCAACTGCGCCCTGGGAGATGGATTTTTCAAGGGAGTATTCCCGAATAATAACGGCAGGGACTTTTTCAAGCTGGAGGGCGATGTCTTGAAAGCCTGGACCGGCCGGTATGGGGATAAGATTGTGGATTTCGGTGCCGGAAAGCTGAACAATACCAGGACGCTCCGGGCCGCAGGCGTGTATGTCTCTGCATTTGAGCCTTATTTCGTCACTACCGGCGATGAAATACACAAGCAAAAGAGCCTGGAGATAGCGGAGCGGTTCCTGGAGGAGGTAGAGAGCGGTGTGGAGTACACATCGGTATTCATATCCTCTGTTTTCAATTCCGTGCCGTTCATGGAGGACAGAAAGAAGATAGCGGCAATCGCGGCGGCACTATGCTACCCGAAAGGCCAGGTGGTGTGCTGGTGCCAGAGCAACGAGGCTCACCAGTTCACGGCCACGAAGAAAAAATCTGTCCAGGACGAGGCAAGGCTGACATTCGATCTGGACTATGAACCAAATACCATCCTGGGAGATATTTCAAAGCACCCGAAAGTCCAGAAAGGGCATACCAGGGAGGAGATGACCGGCATATTCGCGCCCCGGTTCCGGAAGATTAAGAGGCTGGACCTTATTCAGAAGTTCTGGTACCTGGAGGCGGTAGAACCTATCCTGGACGTGGACGCCCTGGCGGATGCCCTGGATTTTGAGTTTGACCTTCCTTATCCGGACGGCTCCACTATGGGGCTTGCAGGCCGGGCGAGGGAAGTGTTTGAAAAACGGTTAGGCGTAAAGCTGCCGGGAAAGGAGGGGAGCTATGGGAAGTAATGGGAATGTCGATAACGTGTCACCGAATGGGAAGTGGGAATTTGACAGCGAAGTGGCGCGGTGCTTTGCAAATATGCTGGAGCGGAGCATCCCGGACTACCGGAGCATGAGGAGTCTGGTCTATGAGATAGGAGAAAAGTTCATCACTCCCGACACCTGGATCACGGACATAGGGTGCTCTACCGGGCTTGCAATAGAGCCTTTTTACGAGAAACACGCGGACGAAAACAAGTATTTCCTCTGTGACAACTCCGCAGCAATGCTGGAGGAGTGCAGGAGTAAATTTTCGGTAGGCATCGGGGCCGGTTTTGTGAAATGCGTAAACGGTAACTTTTTTGAAGTGGAAATGCCCCTGGCAAACAGCCTGGTACTGTCCATCCTATCCATGCAGTTCATGCCCACATCGTACCGCCAGAAAATGCTGAATGACATATACGACCACATGCTGTACGGAGGGGCGCTTGTCTTTGTAGAGAAGGTAGTGGCGGACGGAGGGGCGGATGACCTTCTGGTGGATTTGTACTATGAGATGAAGCGCCGGAACGGCTACACGATTGAGAAGATAGTGGAAAAGCGGAAGAGCCTGGAAAACGTGCTGTCTCCGCTTAAGCCTGGATGGAATGTGGAGATGCTGCACAATGCAGGGTTTAAGGTTGTGGATATGTTCTGGAGATGCCTTAATTTCTGTGGATGGATTGCCATAAAATAACCCGGAAGTAGTACCGCGGAGCGAAGGAGGTGGGCGAAGTGTCCAAAACCGAAAAGCCGTGGGAACGCCAGAAGGGGGAAACCGAGCAGGCATTTGAGGCGTTTGCAATCTACCGGGATTTAGGTCTAAAGAGGTCTAACCATGAAGTCTGCGAGCGGTTGTCTAAGAGTAGACAGCTCATTTCACGCTGGAAGTCCAGGTACGATTGGGACGAGAGGGTGAGAGCCTATGACAATGAGATGGAGCGCCAGGCACACGCGGAGGCAGTCAAAGACCTAAAGGACATGACGAAGCGCCACACCAAGATTGCTGTTCAGATGCAGAAAAAGGCACTGGAGGCGTTGGAGAAGCTGAAAGTTGAGGACATGACGCCGAGGGACATCAAGGAGTATATCAAGATTGCTACCGAGCTGGAGAGGCTGAACCGGAGCGTGTCTGCAAGCGATAACGCGATAGACGAGGAGGAGCAGACCAGGGTGGAGGTCTATATGCCGGAGAAGGAGGCTGACGAGGATGAATAAAGTGATACGTCCCCAGAAAGGCCCCCAGGAGAAGTTCCTGGCTACCAGCGCGGATATAGCGATTTACGGAGGCGCCGCCGGTGGAGGAAAGACCTATGCAATACTCATGGAGCCGCTGCGGTACATCAACACTAAGGGATATAGGGCAGTCATCTTCCGGAAGAATTTCAACCAGATATTTGCATCCGGCGGTATATGGGACGAGAGCCAGGAGATGTACGGAGACATAGCCGGTGCCAAATCCGTGCAGACGCCAAAATTCCGGTGGTCATTCAAGAGCAAGGCTAACATATACTTTGATTTCCTGGGGAGGGATGCGGATGTTGAGAAGTGGCAGGGTTCCCAGATAACATTCATAGGGTTTGACGAGCTGACGCATTTTTCAGAACGCCAGTTTTTTTATATGCTGTCGCGTAACCGCTCCACTTGCGGAGTGAAGCCTTACGTCAGAGCCACATGCAACCCGGACGCGGATTCATGGGTGGCAAAGTTCATTTCCTGGTGGATAAACCCGGAGACCGGATACCCTATTCCGGAGCGCTCTGGAAAAAAACGGTATATGGCGCGTGTGGATGATGAAGTGGTATGGGCCGACACAAGGAAGGAGCTTCTGGATAAAGGCATCAAGGCCGACAAGGTTAAGAGCGTCACATTCATAGCAAGCACCCTGGCGGACAATAAAATCCTTATGGAGAAAGACCCAGGGTATAAGGCAAACCTGGAGGCTTTACCTTTGGTCGAGAGGGAGCGCCTGCTTCACGGCAACTGGAAAATCAAGCCTGCGGCCGGTCTGTATTTCAAGCGTGTACAGATTGGCACAATCCTGGATGCTGTGCCTGATGACATCGTTTCCATTGTACGCGGATGGGATCTTGCGGCTACCGATATGGACGAGGACGATGATGCGGCATATACATCCGGCGTTCTTATGGCAAAGAGGAGCAACGGAAGATTCGTTGTGATAGACGTGATAAACCAGCAGCTGAAAGCTGGTGATGTCCGGAAACTGGTTAGGACAACATCGGCGGTGGACAATGCCAAATATGGATATGTGAGGCAGAGGCTACCGCAAGACCCGGGGCAGGCCGGTAAAGAGCAGGCACAAAGCTATATTGAGATGCTGGCAGGATATGATGTGGTTACAAAGCAGGAATCCGGTAGCAAGCAGACCAGGGCGGAGCCTATGGCAGCTCAATGGCAGCTGGGATTATTCGATGTCGTGGCTGGGGCATGGAACGAAGCATATTTTAATCAGCTGGAATCATTCCCGGAAAGCAAGTTCAAGGATATGGTGGATGCCGGTTCATCCGCTTTCAATGAGCTTACCCTGGGGATGGCATTCAATATTGACAACCTATTGTAGGAAGGAAGTGAGGACTTTATGGACGATACACAGAAAGCCAGGCTGGAAAAGCAGCGGCAGCTACAGAGAGGCGCGGCCATCATTGAGGGTACGCAGGAGCAGTTCCGGCAGGACGGTTACTCAAATATGCTCAATAAATACGGAACCGCGCAGGATAACTCCACCGCGTACACCTACACGCAGGAGCCTTTTGTCTCTGACATGGAGCTTACCAGGCTGTATGAAGGGAATGGGCTTTTTGCGAAGATTATAGACCGCCCTTCCGAGGAGGCTGTTAAGCATGGCTATGATATTGATTTTGGGGATTCTGACGTATCGGAGTATATAGAGGACCGGATGGATTCATTACAGCTGGAGGATAAGTTTGCAACGGCGGAAAAATGGGCCAGACTTTACGGTGGCGCGATCATCGTCATGCTGGTGGATGATGGCCGGGGGCTGGAGGAGCCTCTGAACTGGAGCGATGTCCGGAGCATCGAGGAGCTGCGAGTGTTCGAGAGGGCGGTTGTCCAGCCGGACTACACGAACCTCTACCATTTCAATTTTGCTGACAGCATGGATGGTGATGTGCCGTTTGGAGAGCCGGAGTATTACCAGGTATTCAGCGTATATGGCTATTTCGTTGTGCATCAGTCACGGTGCCTGGTATTCCGGAACGGACGCCTGCCAGAACAGACCACGAACACCAATTACCGGTATTGGGGCATCCCAGAGTATGTGAAGATAAGAAGCGCTCTCCGGGAGTGCGTAACATCCCACGGAAACGGCGTGAAACTGCTGGAGCGGTGCGTCCAGGCCATATACAAGATGAAGAACCTCTCTAATATGCTGGCAACGGACGAGGGTGAGGATAAGGCAATCCGGAGGCTCCAGCTGATTGATATGGCAAGGGGTATTCTGAACAGCATAGCCATTGATACCGAGGGGGAGGACTACGATTTCAAGAATATCACGATGGCAGGGGTGAAGGACATCCTGGATGCTACATGCAATATGCTGTCAGCTGTTACGGACATTCCACAGACAATCCTATTCGGGCGCTCTCCTGCCGGGATGAACTCCACTGGCGAGAATGACATGGAGAATTATTATAACATGGTGGAGAACATCCAGAAGGAGAACATGAAAGGCAGCTCCCGGACGGTAATAGACCTCATGCTTATCCAGGGCAAGCGCGAGGGACGGTTCAAGGAGATTCCCAGGTACAAGGTAAAGATGGCGGCTCTTTGGTCTACGTCCGACAAAGAGCAGGCGGATATATCCAAAACCAAAGCGGATACGGAGCTTGTGAAAGCCCAGACAGCGCAAATCTACATGGATTCTTCTGTCATTGACCCTTCCGAAGTCAGAAAGAACCTGGCAGCAGAGGGGGAGTTTGAGATTGAGAACCTAATCACGGAGGATGACCTGGACATTACCGGGGAGGGGATGGAGCCTGGAAACATTCCGGATCACGGCATGGTACCGGCATCCGAACCTGCAGCAACCGGAGAGGAAGCGGCAACGGACGCGGACGATTTACCAGCCGCTGCGGTCCTGGTTATTCATGACGGGAAAATCCTGGCGGCATCCAGGCGCGGCAGCGAGGGCATCTGCGGGCCTGGCGGGAAGGTGGAGCGTGGGGAATCCACCGAGGATGCGGCAAAGAGGGAGGCGATGGAGGAGTTCAACATCATGCCTCTAAATCTCATACCGATAGGGATATACGAAAGCCCCGGCGGACCGTATCTTTCATCGCAGATTTTCTTTGCGGATGAATTTACCGGAAAGCCGGAGGCAGATGGTGACGAGATGCTGGATGCGGCATGGTATACACTGCCGGAGCTTTACCAGAAAAACCTCTTTCCGCCGTTTGAGAAAAGCCTGGACATTCTCCTGGAGATTCTGAATGGGGGCGGTCCGGATGGATGAAAAGATGCTGAACAAAGAGCTGATGGCGAAAGTCAGCCGGAAGTTCTACGGACATACGAACCTATACAGCAAGTATACGCCGAAGATTCCGGAGGGCGCGGAACGCGAGTATATCCGCATGGTGAATGAATACACCGGCATCCTCAAAGAGGAGCTGGAGGCGGAGTTCCCTACACTCAAAGAGATTTACAAGAGGGAGAGGGATGCGGAAGTCCAGGGGCGACGGGAAGATTCGGCAACGGATTTCCTTCTGGCGGTAATCGGCATATTTAACAGAATACGGAACAAAGTAGCTGCTAGGTGTCTTTCCTTCGGCTTGAAGAAAAGGCTTTTGAACCTGGCGCTTATTAACCGGCGGATGACAACCAAAGAATGGGAAAAGGTCATCCGTACCAGCCTGGGAATAGGCATCCGCAAGGACTACTACCTGGGCGATTTTTATTTAGATCAGCTGGCAAAGTGGGTGAGTGAGAATGTGGACTTAATCACTTCCATACCGGAGAATACGCTGGATAAGATGAAGGATATTGTCCTGGATGGATTCAACCGCGGGCGCAGGACTACGGACATCGCAAAGGACATCCAGCTTGCATATGGCGTGAGCAGGAAAAAGGCGCGGTTCATAGCAAGGGACCAGACGGCAAAACTCAACGGCCAGATTCAACGCGCCCAACAGATGGATGCAGGAATCACGGAGTATATCTGGAGTGATTGTGGAGATGAACGTGTCCGCAGGAGCCACCGGAGGCTGAACGGCCAGAAGTTTTCCTGGGAAGGGGAAGGGCCGGAGACCGACAATGGGAGGCACTGTCATCCCGGCCAGGATTTCAACTGCCGCTGCATAGGCAGGCCGGTATTCAACCGGAACACGCTGAACCTTCCGGTAAAGGAGGATGGCGGCATAAAGGTAACAATCAAATGATAGGAGGTATCAGAGATGGAAAACGCTGTAAAAGCGATTTGCCAGGCTTTAATAGAGGAGGCTGGATTAGTTATCAGTCACACTGATAAAATCGCTGCTTTAGGCTCCAGCGACGCCAGAACAACAGCACAAGCGATTGGCGGTATGCGCCTGGATGCAGTGGAACATATCCAGAATCTTACACTGGAGCTTACAAGGCTAATCACTTCCGGAGAGGAGCCTGGAGAGGCAGAATCTGGAGGGGAGCCGGAAGGGGAGGGGGAGGCTGAATGACTGAACCGAAATTGAGGAAAGTGCGGCGCCTGGACACTATCCGGCTGGATAAGGACGATAGGACGTACTTCACAGAAGAAGGGTATCTGGTAGACCACCCGATTCTTACATCGTGTGGGATATTTGAATACACAAACCCCGATGGTAGTATTCGGAGGGAATTGCGACTGCCGGAGCATGTGTTCAACGGGAAATCGCTGGCTACATACAAAGGCAAGCCCATTATCATCACCCACGAGGCAGGCATCGTGAGCAAAGATAATGTGGATAAGGAGCAGATTGGAACCATCCTCACAAATGGGTACCAGGACAGAGAGGATGTCCGTGCCGAAATCATCATCCATAATACGGATGCCATGAAGGACAGCGGACTGAAAGAACTCTCCCTGGGGTACAACCTGGACCTGGTGGAGGAGCCGGGGACTTACAACGGCGAACCTTACGATGCAATCCAGACGAATATTGTCATAAACCACCTGGCACTTGTGGCATCGGCACGAGCCGGGGAGCAGGCCAGGCTCAACATTGACGGTTCGGACGAACCAGAACTTAAAGGAGGTAAATTGATGGCAAGAGAAACAAGAAGCCGCGCAGATGGCGGCGCAATGTCACCGGAGGAGCTTAAAAAGGCCATAGAAGCGTATAAGGAGCGCAAGGCCGGTAGAGCTGCCGCCGGGGGCGAGGAGAAACCGGCAGCTGATGAAGCCGGGGCAGCTATGGCAGAGGCAGAGGAACCCACCGAGGAGCCTGCAACCGAGGAGGAGAAAGCAGCAGACGGAGAAGGGTGTGAGGAGCCTGCATCGGAGGAGGGGAGTTCTCCTGCCGACATCGCGCAGATGGTGAAAGACCGGCGCGACCGCAGGGATGCAGAGGAAGACCCGAAGGATGTTGAAGGAGCTATGGGCGTCATCGCACAGCAGGACGAGGACATTGACATGCTCCTGGCCTGCCTGGAGAAGATGATGGCCGATGCGGCAGTGGACAGCGCGGATAACGCAGACGGCGGAGCCGATGCTGCCGACCAGGCGGACAATGCCGACCAGGAGGATGGTTCCGATGACAAGAGCGGTTCCCTAAACGCGGATTCAGCGGATGAAATCTTCCGTCAGCGTTTGAGCATCTGCCGGATCGGTGACAAGCTCCGCATGGACGGCCTGGAGAATAAGAGCATCCTGGAGGGTAAAAAGGCTATCATCGCTAAAGTCCTTCCGGCCATGAGACTTGACGGAAAGAGCCGGGCCTATGTGGATGCCGCCTATGACATGGCTGTGAATGAGGTCAATAAGCGGAAGGATGTTTCCTTCCAGAAAAAGCAGATGGCCGGAAAACCGGCTCCTGCACAGGCAACCAGGGCAGACGGTAATCCTGCCGGTAAAAGCGCAGCGGCGCAGGCAAGACAGCGCATGATTGATAGAGAAGGAGGTAAGCAGTAATGGCAGCACAGATGAATTACAGTTTCGATACTCCGAAGGGTGTCGCAGGCGGCAAAGTAGACCTTGCGTATGACGAGGTAGTGACGAGGCAGAATGAGGAGGCCGATGGCGTTCTCAAATTCGGTATGGCGGCAGCTGTGGGAACGTCCGCAGGCTCTACGGTCAAGGTTCCGGCAGCTGGCACCACAAAGGCGCAGATCGAGGGCGTTGTCCTCCATGCGGCGAACACGGAGCAGGACATGTCCGGGAAGGTCATTCTGAAAAAGGATGTATCGGTCGGCATCATGCGTAAAGGGCATGTATGGGGCAGGCTTGCGGCTGATGCGGTTCCCACCTATGCACAGACGGCCTATGTGGTGACTTCCGGGAAAGATGCCGGAGCCTTTACCCACCTGGAGACCCAGACCGGCGATGATGGGGCGGCGAACCTGGACATCGGGGCGAAGTTCGGCAACGTAAGCGATACTGATAATGGCATTGCAGTCATTGAGTTAGGCTAAGAAAAGGAGGAGACTGAACAATGAACGAAAACAAGAGGTACAATCCCGATATGCCGTCCGAAGGTTACGACCAGGCGGACTATGAGGCATTGAAGGCATCCAACATCATTCCTACCCTGGCAACCGTAAAGGGGATGCACTTTGACAGCGCGGAGGATGCGAGTATTTTCTTTGCAAGGGAGCTGGACTATGTAAAGTCCAAGTCCTATGACAAGATTTATCCGGAGTTTACCGCTCTGAACCATTTTCCGATCACCCATGAGGTTCCGGAAGGTGCGGAAACCATGACGTATTACAGCTATGAGAAGACCGGCTTTGCTGCTATCATCAGCAACTACGCTACCGACCTTCCCAGGGCTGATGTGAAGGGAGAGCCGACCACGGCATCCGTGAAGTCCATCGGTGACAGCTACGGTTACTCCATCCAGGAAATGAGGGCCAGCCGACATGCAGGAAAGAGCCTGGACACCAGAAAAGCAGATGCGGCGCGTTATGCTATCGACCGGACGGCCAACACCATCGCATTTGCCGGTGATAAAAAGCATAAGCTCATGGGTATGCTGTCCGCCGACAATAACATCCCTCTGTACACGCTCTCTACCGTGGAAGTGGAAGTGGACGGGGTACAGCATACGGAGTTCAAGTACAAGAGCGCACAGCAGATTTTGGATGACATTAACGGCATGTTCGGCTATATGGCGAGGATTACCCAGGACGTAGAGAGAGCGGATACTCTGATGCTGCCGTCTGATGTCTACATCGACATTTCCACCAGGCAGATTCCGAATACCGGCTTTACGGTGAAGAAATTCCTGCTGGAGAACGCGCCGTATTTGAAGGACATCATTCCCGCTCCGGAAATGTCCGGTAATAGTAAGTCCACGAACCCTTACGGCAAGAATGTGATGATGCTCTACACCAACAGCGAGGAGAAGTTCTCCCTGGAGATTCCGATGGCGTTCTACCAGTACCCTCTCCAGAACCGCAACCTGGAGGTAATCATCCCTTGCGAGGAGAGGATCGCTGGCATTGTTCTGTATTATCCGCTGTCCGCGCTTATTGCGGTCGGTGTCTAAGGAAGGAGGAAAACACATGGCTATGAAGATGGAGAATATTTCCAATGGAAAGGTTATCGGCATCGGGGAGGTTACTATCCTCCCCGGAGAGGTAAAGGAGATTCCTGCAGCATACGAGGCCAGCCCCATCCTGGAGGTCTATAAAAAGATGGGGTTTGCCCGGATCACCGGCAAAGTGTCCGCGCCTGCGAAAACCCAGGAGGAGGTAGAGGCAGAGAAAAAGGCTGCGGCTGAAAAGGCTGCGGCAGATGCGGAGGAGCTGCGGAAAGCACGTCTGGCATCCCTGGAGGGAATCAGCGAGGAGGGCCTGGCATCCCTGGCAAATGAGCTTGGAATCAATCCGGCGGAGTGCAAGGACCAGGCCGATGTACTGAAAAAGGTCAAGGCGGCGCTGACAAAGAAAAAATAGGAGGGAGGTACTGACGATATGGACGCACTCGATATTTTCCGTATTGTAGCGGCAGAGTTCGCGGACGTGCCGGATGATGATGTGGTAGACCCGGAGACCGGAAAAAAGACCTATGGCGTCAAGACGTTCCTGGAGCTGTATTCCGATCAGATTTCAGAAAAGAGGTTTGGCAAAACATACCAGAAAGCCCTTGCATATCTGACCGCCCACAAATTAAAGATGAATGGCTACGGGAACACGGAAAACGGAACCATCGGGGATTCCCTGCGAGTGAGCTCCTATTCGGAAGGAGAAACCTCTATCACCTATGCCACCGGGCAGCAGACGAATCTCCAGGTCGATGCGGAGTATGCACTCACCGTATACGGCCTGGAGTTCCTTACGCTCCGGAGAAATGCCATCATCCCGATTATCAGTGCAGGGGAGGCGAAAAGCTATGGGCGTTAGGTTCAGAGACCGGCTCACTCCGGAGGGACAGCGTTTCTTCCGGGAGCTGGCGGAGCTTAAGGAACTGGAGGTTCGTGTCGGATTCCGGAGAGGAAAGTCCCAGGAAGAGGACGGGACGGACATGTGCGATGTGGCGGCTTATAACGAGCTGGGGACGGACCACATACCGGCCAGGCCATTCATCAGACAGAGCGTGGATGACAACGAAAGCAAGATAAAATCATTCTTGAAAGGGGAAGTTAAGGATTTCGCGCAGGGGAAATCTGCGGAGCAAATTCTGAAAGAGATAGGCATATTCCAGAAGGACCTAATGCAGGACAAAATCACTTCCGGGAGCTTTGCCCCAAACGCGGAATCCACAATCAAGAAGAAAGGCAGCAGCAAGCCTCTGGTTGACACCGGGCGGATGCGGCAGTCTGTGAACTATGTCATCCAGAAGAAAGGAAGTGGTGATGATTGAGATTTCTGAAAAGGCCATACACGATAAGGCGGTATTCTGCGCCGGTTTATGCGCGGGGGTATTCTTCTATACCCTATGAAGATATAACGCTCCCTATGGACGTGCAGACGTTAGAGGACGTAACTGTGACAACTCCAGACGGCACGGAATCAGTCCAGAGGCTAAAGGTTTTCTGCGATTATGAAATCAAGGTTGAGGATGAAGGAAAACAGCAGAAGTCGGACCGGCTCTGGTACCAGGGGAAATGGTTTGACTGCAAGTCCAGCCGGTTAAGCGAGAACACGCCCCTAAAACACTATACGGCTACTTTCATTCAGTGCCTAAAGCAAGACCAGGGGCCGGGGCCTGGAGAGGAGGAAAAGGGAGAGGAGGGGACGGCGAATGAACCTGGTGGAAGTTAGGGAAGTTCTTTACGATGCTACGGAGAAGTTTTTCACCGGGGCAGCTATTATCTGGACAGAACAGATAAACACGAAGCCTCCAGCACCGTATGTCACCCTTAGAACCGGCGGCATCAGAAGGGACGCCTTCCCGATCACTGACGAGGAGGGGTGCAGCGTATACCAGTGCGGTACTACCCTGGAAGTAAACCTATATACGAACGGAAAGCCGATGCCGTCCGGGAAGAATCAGACCGGCAATTTCATTGATACCGCAACGTCTGACTTATCAGAGTTCGCCATCTTCCTGGATTCAGAGAGGATGACGGACTTTTTCAGTAAAAATGGCATGGGCATCCTGCTCATGCCCCCGGTGCGGAACCTTACCGGCCTGCAAAACAGCACACAGTACCGGTACCGGGCGATGGCGGAGTTTACGGTTTCCTATGTCGAGGAGGCAGACGGACAATATGGCATCAGCAAAATGCCGATGGTTCCGAACAGCTCCGGAGGCGGAACAAGCGATATGGCAGCTGCAACGACAGATACCATAGAAAATGTAGAATTGATAGAGGAATCAGAAGGAGGTAAAGACAATGCAAAACAATCCATTGGATGACATTGTAAAATGCGACATCGAGATTGCGAATCCGGGTTCAGATGACGCCACATTTGATAGCATTTTGCTGGTGGTGCCTGCTCCGGATGCGGAAGGCATCGCGAAGCTAACAAAGACCACGGCCATTTCAAAGGCCGATGAACTGCTCAACTACGGATATACCGTGGAGGACGGCGCATACCTAGCGGCATCGGTGGCATTTTCGCAGTCTCCATCACCGGGGGATGTGTATGTGGTGGTGCGGAAATCAACAATCCCGGAGGCGGAGGAGGGAGATACCGAAACCACGGAGCCTACGCCGGTGTATGAGGACATCCGTGATACGCTTGCCAGGGCAAACCGTGAGGCGTCATTCTACGGAATCCATATTACGGATTTCAAAGACGCGGAGGATGTCCGGAATGCTGTAAGCTGGACAGAGACGCAGGAGAAGATTTTCGGGTTCGAGTATACGGACATTAACAACTGCCCGATCAAGAATTTTTCCTATTACCGGAGTTTCGGTAAGTTCTCCGGCCTGGCAGATGGATACGAAGGCAATGATAAGCCTGCGGAGAATGAATACGCTGCGCTTGCAATAATGGCAAAGTGTTTTGGGTACCAGCCCGGCTCCGAAACTTGGAACCTTAAAGAGGAGGCAACCATCGTTCCTTCCAGGCTCACGTCCGATCAGAAAAAGACGCTGGAGGCAAACAACATGAATGTGAATCTCCGGTATGCAAGCTGCAACTGCAACATGGGCGGAAAGATGCTCTCCGGTGAATGGATAGACGTTATCCGTTTCCGTGACTGGCTGAAAAACCGGATGCAGTTCCTGGTATTCGGTGTTTTGAAGGCCAATACAAAGGTTCCGTTCGAGGATAGCGGAATCGGGGCAATCCAGGGAGCGATGGAAAAAGCTCTTTCAGAAGGGCAGACACACGGAGGAATCGCGCAGACATCATTCGATGCTGACGATAACGAGATTCCGGGTTACGTGACTTCGGTTCCCCTGGCAAGCGATCTGACGGAGGACCAGCGGAAATCACGCAAGCTGCCTAACTGTAGATGGCGGGCGCGGCTTGCAGGCGCCATCCATTTGGTAGAAATTGACGGCACACTGAGATTCTAAGAGAGGAGGATAAAAACCTATGAGAGTAACAACGTACAATCCCAAAGAAGTGACCTGCGCTCTTGGGAATCACATTCTGTCCGGATTCGCGGATGACAGCTTTATTACCATAGAGCCGGCCGGTGATGGCACCAGCTATGTGAGCGGTGCGGATGGTGAGATTGCCAGGAGCATTGACCCGTCCAAAATCTACACTGTAAAAATCGCTCTGCTGCAGGCATCCAGGAGCAATTCCTTCCTGGAGAAGAAATACCGGCAGGACCAGAAGAACGGCCAGGGAACATTCTCTGTGAATATCGCAGACATCCTGGGGGCGGAGAAGTTTGTGGGGGCTGTAGGCTGGGTGACGAAACCGGCATCGTGGGTTCGCGGAAAGACGCAGAATAACCGGGAATGGGAAATCGTGGTAGCAGAGGGAGATTTCAAATAAAAGCATAGGAGGATAAACACATGGCACTGAAACAGATGGAGCCGACAATGGAGACGGTCGGCGGTTACAATTTTTATATCAGACCTTTTGCTGCTTTCAAGGCAGCGAACCTTACCGGGGAGCTGGCATCCGTGCTGGCTCCCCTTTTGGGAGCATTGGCGCCCCTGGTATCAGACCAGAAAGAAGGGAGCCTCATGGACGTTGATGCGGCGCAGGCTGCGGAGGCGCTTTCCAACTGCACCAACATTTCCGGGGACAAGATGGAAAAGCTCATGCAGAAATTGCTCCTGGGAGGGCATATCGTTGTGGAACTGCCGGACGAGGAGGGAAAGACTAAGGCGGAGCGCCTGGACATGGACATTGCAAACGAGATTTTCTGCGGTGAAGTCCAGGATATGTTCATTCTCTGTTTCCACGTAATCAAACTGAATTTCAACGGTTTTTTCAAGAAAATCGCCGGCCTATCTGGGAAAGCAGGGTCGGCGGTTCCGAAGACTCCGCGCAAAGTTATCTGAAATACGGCAAGTTTGATTATGAGCAATTTAGCGAGTTGGAATTACGCTGCTACATTCTGATAAAGGCAGGAATCGCCTCGATGCAGGAATTGAAGGAATACTACACCCTTGACGAGGCGCTGAAGCTGTACGCGCTCTACCTCATGGAGCGCGATGTGGAAAAGGGGCGGGCTGACGAGCTGGAAAGGAGGAATAAGTAAACTTGACCATAAGAGACATAGCTGTGGCATTCGGGTTTGAGGTGGATTCACAGAGCGAGAAAAAGGCGGAAAACTCCATCAAAGGATTAAAGAATCTCGCTACAAAACTTCTCGGTGTAATCGGCATAGGATTTTCCATAGCTGGTCTCAGTAATTTAGCAGAAACCGCAGCAGGGGCAGAGGCGCTGAAATCACAGTTCTCCCAGGTGTTTGGCGAGATGGAAGATGAAGCGGCAAGCAAGCTGAACGCAATAGAGGCGGATACTGGCGTCATGGTGAACCGGATGAAGGGCAGCTTCACACAGATCGCCGCCTTTTCTAAGACGGCAGGTGTGGAGCAGGCAGACGCGCTTGACATCGCGAACCGGTCAATGATAGCCGTGGCAGATTCCGCCGCTTTCTATGACCGGTCCATAGAGCAGGTGACAGATTCCCTGCAATCGTTCTTGAAAGGAAATTTTGAGAACGATGCCGCCCTGGGGCTGTCGTGCACAGAAACCACCAGGAACGCAGCGGCAAACAATCTGTACGGGAAATCATTCAAGGATTTGAGCGAGGCAGAAAAGCAGTTCACGCTATTGTCAATGGTCGAGGAGGCAAACAAAGCCTCCGGAGCGCTTGGGCAGGCAGCAAGGGAATCCGATACCTGGTCTAATCAGCTTGGCAACTTGAAACAGTCTGTAAATGACTTAAAAGCAGCCGCCGGAAATGTGTTCCTCAAACCGGCAGTGCAGGTCTTAAAGCTCCTAAGTATGCTGGTGCAGAGTGCAACAAAGTGGCTCCAGAACATGACAAGCGAAACCGGGTTCCTCACCAGGGCGTTTGACCGGCTCCATGCGCTTGTGAAAAGGCTCCAGCCTGCAATAGACCGGATGGCACAGACTCTATCCAGGGGGGTGTCGAAGGGAATAGGGCTGGTAAAGAACATAGTCGCAAAGTTCGGGGGCATAGAGAACGTGCTTAAAATCGCGGCGATTGCCGCCGGCGCTTTCATGGCTGTTCTTGCGGTTTCAAAGGTAATGAGTTTTATAAAAGCCGCCGGTGGTCTTGCAAGCATCATCAGCAAGGTAGCAAAGGCTTTCAGCCTGGCAAACCTAAAGGTGATGGCGATTATAGCGGTTATCGTGATACTGGCTCTGATTATCGAGGATTTCATCAATTTCATGCAGGGGAACGATTCCGTCATCGGGACACTGTTTGATAAGGCCGGTATCGGTGCGGACAACGCGAGGCAGAAAATCCTGGAGGCATGGAATAAGATAAAAGAGTTCCTGCTGGGAGTATGGGATTTCATCAAGCAGGCCGCCATGATGTGGGTAGATACCGTAAAGGGATTTTTTGAGCGGCATTCGGAGAGCATCCGGAAGAATTTTGAAAGAGCCTGGGGGATAATCAAGACATTCCTGCAAGGGGTGTGGACGTTCATCTCACAGCTGGCCGCTGCTCTGTTCGGTTCTACAGAGGAAAATATAGACGGAAGTACGCAAAGTACGAAAGACAATTTGCTGGAGGTATGGGGGGCAATTCTGGAGGCGCTGTCTGCCGTCTGGGATGCCCTTTACGAGGTTGGGAGCGCCATATTCAATGCCATCGCAACGGTAATAGAAACGGTGTTTGGATGGATACAGACATTCTGGGACAACTGGGGTTCGGAGATTCTTTCATGGTTCAAAGTGCTATGGGATTCCATTGGGGGGATTCTGAACGGATTCCTGGAAGTCGTCAAAGGGGTGGCTAATTTCATTTCATCCGTATTCACTGGCGATTGGCAAGGGGCATGGGACGCCATCAAGCAGATATTCACCGGTATATGGGATGCAATCGTCAGTTTCATAACGGCTGTATGGGAGACAATCAAAATGCTGTTCGATATGGCCCTGAGTGCAATCAAAGCGATATGGGAAACTGTCTGGGGCGCCATCAGCAGCTTTTTCCAGGGCATCTGGAATGGGATTGTATCATTCCTAAGCGGAATTTGGAACGCAATTACCGGCACAATATCCAATTCGATAAATAATGCCTATTCGGTCATACAATCGGTGCTAGGGGCTATACGGGACTTTTTCGGTAACATTTTCAACTCCATATCATCAACAGTTACCGGGATATTCTCAAATATCCTATCCTCCATTTCGAACACGATAGGGAACATCAAGGACACCATCGTAAACGGCATCAACGCGGCAGTAGATTTCATCAAAGGGCTACCGAGCCAGGCTATACAGTGGGGCAAAGATTTCATCGGTGGTCTGAAGGACGGCATACTCTCCGGAGTCCAGGGAATTGTGGATGCCGTGAAGGGCATCGGGGACAAGATAAAATCGTTTTTGCATTTCTCTGTACCGGACGAAGGGCCTCTCACGGACTATGAGAGCTGGATGCCGGACTTTATGAGCGGACTGGCAGAGGGCATTTCTTCCAACGAGGAAACTGTCCTGGATAAGGTCAGAGGGCTTGCAGAGGGGATTTCTTCCCTCACAAAGGCGGCAACGGCAGACGTAGCTACCGCGACCGCATCAACTGTAAACAACAATTCATCCTCCAGCGTGACGCAGAACGTGAACATAGCGAACAGCTACACCGGAGGAACGCCAGAAGTGCAGAAGAACGTATCAAAGGCGATGAATAAATCCGCCAGTGATGCGACCGCATACATGGCAAGAGGATTAGCATACGCAAGGGGGTAGGCAGACATGGCAAGAAGCAATCTAAAGCCGGTGTCGTTGGCTGGCATTGAGTTTGACGCCTTAATAGAGGACCAGGAAACCTTGTCTGCCACTATTCCGGTTTATCCGGTGGAGGAGGGGTTCCCGGTATCGGACACAATCATCCTGGACCCCATCACCATCAGCATGACGCTGTATGTCACCAATACGCCGGTAACATGGCTGTACAGACACGGCACTTCCAACAGCAGGGTAAACAATATCTGCAACCGGATAAAGGAACTGTGGCTTTCGAGGCAGCTGGTGAAAATCGTAACCACAGATACAGTATATAAGAACATGGGGATTACCAGCATATCCATCAAGCATTCAAAGGAGATAGGATATGCCAGAGAAATATCCATCACGGCGCAGAAAGTAAGGGTGACGAGCCGAAAGACCGCCAGCATCCCCAGCTACATTCTCAAAGCTGGGGAGACGATGGCAAACGCCGGTACCGCATCAACATCCACGACATCAAGCAGCGCAGGGACGGCCGGCGGAAGTACCGGAGGTTCCTCTGGTTCCTCCAGCGGTTCCGGAGGCGGTACCGGAGGTTCTGGCAGCTCTGGAGGTTCCGGAGGCTCCAGCGCAAAGAAAAACCAGTCAATCCTTTACGGAGTGGCAAGTGGATTAGGATTCATCTAAGGAGGTGGGGAATGTTATATATCAAGGTTCCGGACATGAATGATAGTGTATCAAATCTGTCCATAGACGGCACTGAATATATACTCCGATTCACCTATAACGAGAAGTATGATTACTGGAGCTTCGGTCTGTATGACGAGGACGAAAACCCGATCATCGCCATGACACGGATTGTACCTAACTTCCCTATCTTCTTTTTCTACTCCGACCGTGCCATCCCGGACGGGATTTTCGGGTGCGTGTCCACGAAAGAGAAGGTGGGGAGGCAGGCGTTCAATGAAAGGACGGCGGAGTTCATCTACATACCAAACGTGGAATTGGAGGACGAATAATGGCAAATGAGAATTTTATGCGCCGCTATGTCATGCGGTGCGGAAAGATGGGAGGGAGAGGCTTTGAAATAGGCAATATCCACAGCGCCAGGGAGGATGCCCTGCATGTTTCTTTCAGCGTGGAGAAGTCAAACGCCGAATCGCCTAATACGGCGAAAGTCCAGGTATGGAACCTCTCGGATAAGAATTTGAAAATCCTGGACACTAAAGACTGCGCCCTGGAGCTGAAAGCAGGGTACGAAGATTCAATGGCGCTTATCCTGGTGGGGAATATCACAAGCGTCACCACAACGCCAGACAATGCTGACCGGCTGACGGAAATAGAGGTCATGGATGGAAGGGTTGAATTGAGGGATACGAATATAAGCGTTTCCCTCAATGGTTCCGTAAACTGCCAGGATGTCTATAAGTACATCGCAGGGCAGATGGGGTGTTCCATCGTATTTGCAAAGGATTTATTTTACAAGACGCTGCCCAACGGATTCAGTTATGTAGGGAAAGCGAAGGGCGCCCTGCAAAAGATGGCCGGATGCTGCGGCCACAGATGGACAATCCAGAACCAGGTCATACAGATTACATGGCCTGGCCGTGCAGTAAATACCAGGGGCTACCTCCTGGACAGCAGTTCCGGTCTTATTGGCCGGCCGAAGCGGATCACGATTTCCTCCGGCGGCGATAACAATGAATCGCAGACTGGATGGGAAGTGCAGTACCTACTCAATGGTGCAATCGGTGTGAACGACATCGTGAAGCTCCAGAGTGACGAGATAAGCGGTTTCTTCCTGGTACACAAAGTAACCATAGATGGTGACAACATGGAGGGTGACTGGCTCTGCACAGCGCAGCTGTTGGTAATCAGAGCGCAGCCGAAACTTGACAAGAAAGCAGCCACTTCCAGCGGAGCCTACGGTTCCGGCTCTGGAGGCGATTCTTCCGGAGCGTTCAAAAAAGGCGATAAGGTAAAAGTGATACGGACTATACAGCAGGGGAATAAGACCAAAGGATACCAATATTCCGGAGGGACGTTCGTCTGCTATTATTCTGTCTATGATGTCATCCAGGTAAAAGGGGACAGGGTAGTTATCGGAATCGGAAGTACGGTCACGGCGGCTGTGAAAGCTGCCGACCTTGCCAAAGCGTAGGGGGTGTTTATATATGTTACAAGAATTTTCACAGCAGGTAGAGGATACGGCCAGGGCAGCGGTAAACCAGATACACACCGCACTCCCAGGTGAAATCGTATCTTTCAATCCTGGGGCAGGGACGGCGGTAGTAAAGCCGTCCGGGAAGTTCGTCACATCGGATGGAGTGGAGCTGGCATATCCGACCATCACGGACGCGCCGGTGGCTTTCCCGTTCTGCCAGTCAGCAGGAATAGGGATGGCGTTTCCGGTCAAGCCAAAGGATGACTGCCTAATCATCATATCCGAAGTAGAGCTGGATGCCTGGAGGAGCGGCGCGGAGTCGGAAAGCTCTCTGCGGTTCGACCTCACAAGTGCGATGGTGATTCCAGGCCTCTTGAACGGAGGCGGCGCCATTGCGGAAAAAGCCTGCAGCAAAGATGCGGTAGTCATCCAGGCTGGAGAAACGGAACTGATGGTGTACGATGCCGGTGTCGAGATTACATCCGGAGAAACGGAGCTTAAAATCACTGGAGAAGGCATCAAGGCAAAGGGAGACATGAAGGTTGACGGGAAGATAACATGCAAGCAGGTCATTGAGACAGGGTAAGGAGATATGGGATGGATATATTACTTGACCGGTCCGGGGATTTGTTCGTTGGCGGAAATGGCGATATAGCGCTCACAGATTCCGTTGCACAGAAAATCAAGATTCGGTTGAAATGGTTCGAGGCCGAATGGCGGTGGAACCGTGACGAAGGCCTTCCGTACATAGAGAGCCTGCTAATAAAGAACCCGGACACTGATTATTTTGAGGGAGTCATCCGCGAGAAGATTTTCGAGGTTGACGAGGTAACAGACGTGGGGGAGGTATCAGTCACATTCGATGCAGCCACCAGAAAAGCGAAAATACGGTACGTAGCCAGTACGGACTATGAGACCATAAAGGAGGAGGTGAATATAAATTGCCAAATTACGGAATAACAGACAAAGGATTTGTGCTGAAAAGGCTGGATACCATCCTGGAGGAAATCCATACGGATTTGACGGACGGATGGAAGGTGGACACAAGACTTGCAGGCACTTCTTTCCTCAATACGCTTGTAACGACTTTCGGGAACCAGATAGCGAACCTCTGGGAGACGGCGCAGGACAGCTATTATGCGAAGTACCCTGCAACGGCTACGGAGCTGAACCTGGACCATGCCGTACAGTATGGAGGCATCAAGAGGGCTGGGGATAAGAGAACCAGCTACATCCTTCACTGTACCGGTGATGATGGGACGTATGTGTGCGAAAATGCTATTGTGGCAACCAATACAACGCCGGAAATCCGGCTTTTTTCAGCGGAGGAATTTCAGATTGCCAGGGAGCGGTTCAATAAGGTTTCTGTCATTGTGGCATCCGAAGATACCGGAGTGTATACCGTTTCCATCAACGGCAATCAGTACAGCTATTCCAATCCGCAAGGCGGAAAATCTTCAGCAATCCTGGCCGGACTTGCAGCCGCCATAAAGGATGAAGGTTACGAGGTTAAAGTGGAGGACGATGTTCTTATCATCAATGATAAGACAAAGACCAGGGAGAATGTGCTGACACTCACGGATAATCTCACTACTTCCAGCGTGACATCCCTGGCAAATTTCCTCACAAATGACTATGGGAAAATCACCCTGCCTTATAACATCGTTACCAGGATGGTAAACAACATCACCGGCTTTACGGCGGTGACAAACCTTCTGGAGCCTACCTATGGGCGAAAGAGGGAGACGGATATTGAATTGCGGCAGTCCTACATAGCGAAGTCGGCTCTCCGGTCAAACACCATGATAGAGAGCATCATCGCGGAGCTTCTGAACAATGTGGAGGATGTGGAATCCGCATCCGGGTACGAGAACGACATGGACGTGACAGACGAGAGGGGCCTGCCGCCGCATAGCATAGAAATCATCGTAGAGGGCGGTGATAACACGGCGATTGCAAAGGCGATCTTCCGGAGGAAAGCAGGCGGCATCCAGACCCACGGCAGCGTAGTGGTGAACGTACCCGGGGAATACGGAGACACAATCCCGGTCCGGTTCAACCGTCCGGAGTATCTGTACGCCTGGCTGAAAGTGCAGCTGGAGGGTGATGAAGCGAAAATCCCGGTCAATTATTCTTCACTTACGAAGCAGTCCCTCATGGAGGATGGCGCCCAGATGACAGCAGGCACAAGCCTCCTTACGCAGCTGCTGAATGAGGGAATTTATGACCGGGTGGCCGGCCTTACAAAAATCATCATCTATACTGCATACACCACGGACAGTACGGTTATTCCTGGTGATGGGGACTATCAGAGGGACGAGAACATTATGGCTACATCCAGGCAGAAAGTTCTCATTGACGAGAACAGAATCGAGGTGGTCCGCAAGTGACAACGGATATACTGAAAGACTGGCTGCGGGACCTGCCTATGCAGTTCCTGGGAAAAAAGAATATAGAAGTCCTCATAAAAGCATTTGCCAGGCAGATGCAGGAGCTTGACACGGTATTTGACGAGCTGAACAGCAAGACCGACCTCGATACTGCTATGGGGCAGAATCTGGATTATGTCGGAACCATCATCCCACTTACCAGGAAGGAGGCAGGAGAGCTGGCTGGCCTTAATGTAGAGGAGCCAGTCATTTCGGATGAAAGGTACCGGCAGTTTTTGAGGTATAAGCTCCTGGTAAATACCAATGAATGTACCTACTATGACCTCATGGATGGGCTTGCGCTCCTCTGGGATGTTTCCCCTATCTACTACATTGAGGACCCGGATATGCCGGCAACAATCATCCTTACCATGCCATTCCTAAAGCCTGGAGGGGAGGTAGTGACGCTGGGAGAGGTTCCGATGGTAAAAGCCGCTGGTGTACGGATAGAATTTGAGTACCGCATCAAGGTAGTGGTGGAGACGCTTGTGAGATGGATATACAGCGTCTACAATGTGCCTCTCACAAACCAGCTGGTATGCGGAACGCATCCGCGCCGGGGTTCCCTGGGGAGGATTTATCTGCTCCAGACAGAGATAGGTATAAAAGAGATTCAGCGTGTATTTGAGCTAAAAAAGACTGGCACAATCCGGGTGGGAGGAAAGCTGTACGATTCCACCATAGGCGAGGTAATTACAGAGGATGTGCAAATAGAAATCAATTCATCGTATGAGGTGCAGAACGTCATCCTGGCAGGCCAGATTGTCTGTGGGACGCATCCGCACCAGGCGGTAAATGGAGTATTCATAGGAGCGGATGCAGTAGTCGGCGGAAACGTGACGAGTGCATCCGCTTTCGTTCCATTGTCCGGCACAGTGCCAGGGCAATCAACAGAAAGCGTTATGATAGGCAGCTGCATTGAGGCCGGGAAAACCATCAGCAATGTGGCCGATGACGTGCCGCTCTCCGGTACCATGATAACCGGAGGGCAGAAGCCGGGGAAATCGCTAATCGTATCGGCAGGCGTCTCCAGCAAAGAGCCGTCTGTCCGGATCGCGGCGGCGGATGCCAAAAAGTGCGGTACCGGCGGAGAGGAAATGCTGGTTATTTCTTCCGGAATATCCAGCAGTCCGTCAGTGTCTATCGCAGCGGCAGACGCTAAAAAATGCGGAGCTAAAGAGGAGACAGTCCTTTCCATATCGGCAGGAGTCTCCGGAGAAAAACCATCTGTCTACATCACGGCGGCAACATCGCGGAGATGCGGTACCGGCGTTTGTGGAAAATAAATGAAGGAGGTGCAGGAAAATGTCTTTTTGGTCAACTGAATTTATGAATGACCGGAGGAACGACTGGCTGAAAGCCCTGGTGCTGTTTGAGTACCGTGTGGGTGACGCCTGGTATAAGGCTAAAATCAATACCAAGCGCATAGTCGGGAACACGGTGGAAGTCATCGTGAGCCTTCCCAGGGTTTCCACCGGATCACAGACTATCACGGCGGTCAGGATAATCGACGTGAAGGGGAAACAGTGCGGCTACCAAGAGACGAAGGTGGTGAGGGCCACGAACCAGGGGGTACTCGTAAAATTTGAGTTCCCAATCTATGAGAAGGAGGTTGAGCAGTAATGTACGGTAGAGAGCAGCCATATCTACACAAAAACGCGACCGGCACATACGTCAAGACGCCGTGGGTGGATGACGTGCCGGGCATCCAGGAGGGGACGCCGCAGGACGAGTTCCATTTCAACAACATCGAGGATGGGGTGGACAGCGGAAACCTCCTGGGGGAGTTCCTGGCGGAAGTCGTGTATAAGCACGAGTGCCAGATCAGCAACGTGGGCGGCGAAGTCATCACCAGGACGCTCAAGAACACCAACGAGGATTTCTACAACAATAATTCCGCCCAGACGGTGGCGCTGTCTGTGACAAGGGATACCCTGGACTACCGGGTGGATGCAGAAATCCAGGGTGATGTAACCAATGTTGGCGATGTAGTCATCTATGACAAGCAGCTGAACGGTTTCAAGGTCAAATACACCGGGAGCGCCCCGGAAGTAACGCTGAAGCTGTATGTCCACGGAGGTAATGCGGCATGAGTGCAAATGTTATCATCCGGAGTGACGAGAGGAACCACCAGCGCGACCAGGCGCTAAGGGAGTATGGAATCGACCCTTCCAGAGCATCCGCACATCAGAAGGATATGGCGGACTGCATCGCTATGGAAACCAACAGAGCCTACCATGAGGCGCACAGAATAGGAGGTAAGAGGTAATGAATGTAATCAATGTGAATGAAGGACCGAAAATGGAGTATTCCGTCAGTAAGAACAAAATCACGTTCGCTGACGAGCTGATGCTGAACCTGGAGAAACGCGAGAGGGACTATCCGGTCTCCATCGACATCTGCATTGACAAGTTCGGCATGGTGACTACCGGCCTGGGAGTGAGGTATGCTGCCCAGATTGAGATTCCGGAGCGCCAGTACACGGAGGAAGTCATTGACAATCCGGATTATGACCCGGAGGACCCCCAGAGCCAGAAAACAACCATCAAGAAGGAGCCGGTACCTTTCAACATGGCAAATGTCACACTTAAACTTTACGCAATCTAAGAAGGAGGATTTTATATCATGGGAAATTACGACCAGTTTGCAGCAGCTGTAAAAGAGATTTCGGGAGGCAAGAATGTGGTTCTTCTGGATGACATGGATATGCCGTCCATTTATGTGCCTATCTACAAGATGAAAAATAGTGACCTGGTTACTGGATTGAGCCAGAATATCCATCCTGCTTTCAGTGTGGCAGAGAACGGCGCCCAGGTGGAACGTTCTGTATTCTATTATTCTAAGTATCAGAACGTGATTATCAACGGCAGAGCCTACTCCCTGGCACACAGAGACCCCAATGTGTACATCAATTTCGACCAGGCAAAGATAGCCTGCGATGCAAAGGGGCCTGGATTCCACTTGGGGACGATGGCAGAATGGGCCTGCATTGCCCTCTGGTGCCGGAAGAATGGAACGATGCCGCGTGGCAACAACAGCTACGGATGCGATCACGGCCACAGCTATGAGAAAGGCCAGGTAAGCTACCAGTACACAGACAGCGGAAAACAGTATGACGGACGTACATTTACCGGTTCCGGTCCGGCAACCTGGGGGCATGACTGGACACAGTTTGGCATCCAGGACATGAACGGCAACGTCTGGGAGTGGGTAGGCGGCATGCGTCTGAAAGAAGGAGAAATCCAGGTGATTCCGTACAACAATGCAGCACTCGGAGCGGACTGCGACCAGGGGCCTTCCTCTACTCTCTGGAAAGCTATCAAGAATGATGGTTCCCTGGTGGAGCCTGGGACGGCTGCAACTCTGAAATATGACTGGGTGTCCGGCAAGATTCAGCTGACAACCGGAATTACTGTCGCGGCGGATGCCGGGCGTTACTGCGAGTACAAGGATATGTCGCTGGCAAGCGGCCTGACGGCTCCGGAGCTGGCGAAAGTCCTTCTGATTTATCCGAATGAACCCGGAAGAGATTACGCTGGGGACGGTCATTGGATGAACAACGCCGGAGAGCGTTTGCCGGTCTGTGGGGGCCGCTGGAACAGCGCCGCGGACGCTGGCGTGTTCGACGTGGCTTTGGACTACCCGCGCTCGCACTCGGACCTCAACGTTGGTTTTCGCTCCGCTTATGTAGAACTGTAAAACTGCCCACTGAATCACTGACCGCCCTGCGGTAGCAGGGCTATAACTTTACGGAGGCAATATGTCTGAAAAGAGAGCTGCCACTACCGGCGGCATAAGCAAGCAGGAGGCGGAAAATCTCCAGATAAGGCAGAAAGTATTAGACATGGCCGCGTATGCGATGCCGCTCATAGAACGGTGGAGCGTACCACACCAGAAACTCCTGGGAGATGACATCGCCCACTGCATGAATGAAATGGTAGAGCTTGCGGCAGCTCTCCAGTTCGAGCAGAATAAGAAAACTCCGTGCAAAAATCTGGATATGAAGAATAAAGCCTTGCAGGATTTTATCACCCTGGCATATGCGCTGAAATATCTGAAAGGTTCATCGTCCTATGATGAATGGACGCGCCGGTCAAAAGAAATCGGCGCGATGATTGGAGGGTATAAAAAGTACATATACGAGGAGACGCCTGCAGCAAAGGGCAAGAGGTAGGGAGGCATCCGGGAATACCGGGTGCTTTCCTTTTGGGAGCAGGCTATACACTACGTTTGCCGATCTGTGGGGGCAACTGGAACAACGCCGCGAACGCTGGCGTGTTCAACGTGAATTTGAACAACCCGCGCTCGAACTCGAACCACAACGTTGGTTTTCGCTCCGCTCTACTCTCATATGCCAGAACCGGTCAGATTACGGTCTGCCCGGCAGTGCGAGAGATTAAAGGAGCCTGTTTCCGCTCCGGGCCGCAAGGCAGGAGAAAAATGGCGTCATGTGTGCGTATGTGGTGCCGCCTCTGTGGAGACAAACAAAGCAGAAGGCAACTCTGGAAACTGCAAGTAACGGAAAAGTGAACGCCGCGACACAGAGATTTTAGAGAGGATGACGCGATGAAGATAAAGCAAGTATTTGACCTAATCTTCTCTATGGAAAACCTACATGCCGCCCTGGAGGATGCAAGCCAGGGCAGGCGGTACCAGAAGGACGTCCTGGCATACAATCTGAATGCCTGGGAAAAGCTCACCTTACTAAGAGAGGAAATCCTAAGCGGCGACTACTATATAGAACGGTATTACATTTTCTATATCCATGAGCCAAAGCTGCGGATGATTATGTCAATATCTTTCCGTCATCGCATTGTCCAATGGGCGATTTACCGGGTGGTGAATCCGCTCCTG